GTCATTTACCGCGGCTCAAACTGCGGATGAATTACACGACGATGAACTCAAGGGACTTATTGAAAGTTTTGTACAGAAGAATATGGAAGGACAAAGTGGTGCTTCAATTACAAAACTTTTTAAACACAAGGAGACATATTTGGTATCAACAAATTCAAAGTATTGTGAGAACCTCAAGAGACCACACAGTTCTAATCATGTCTGGTTTCATATAAGCGGATCTGTCATAGCACAGAAATGTTTTTGTAGATGTGAAACACTGCGTGGGAGAGTTGATGGATTTTGTAAGGATTTTTATGGCAGAAAGCACAACCTGACACCCAAGATTGTTGAAAAGTTGTACCCTAAGAAGGAAGATCTTAAGAAGTGTCCAGAAATCAAAAAGTTTGAAGAAAAACCACAAATTAAACAAGCGGATGTAAAACCTCAATTGGAATCATTTATGAAAAAATGTATGAAATGTCCCGATGACATACACATTGTAAGTATATCTCGTCAGAAAAATGATTTTGTAGCTTTGACTACTTCATCTTATTGTGAAGAGATCAAAGGGGAGCACGAAGGTGTGACTATGTCATACTTGATCAAGAAAAATAAGATTGTTCAAAAGTGTCCCCAATGTAAGAAGAGTGCCGCGAGGACCCATACATTGGGATCAAGTATCGTAGAAAAGTTATATCCACCTCGAAAAAAATAAACGACAATAACAGAAGAATGGCTCTCATTCTCGTTGGTGTGACTGTCTATTTAGCAGCAAAACTCATCAACGATTATGAAATACCAAAGATAATACCAGAACCCGATGAGTTTCATGAATATTCTGGAATACACCCAGACCTTTATATGGAGTATTTAGACCTTAAAAAGAGTGGAAAACATGTAGATGCTCAGAATAAACTTGAAGAGCTTGCTCTATACGCACACCCTGATTTTAGGGATGAAATTCATGAAAAGATACTTAAAAAGCAAGTTTCTTTATTTAATTAAATGGTGGAAACCAGAACACGCTCAGGAAGGCAAATAAAGAAGCCAGAACTGTACCAACCAGAAGAGACTGTTCTAGAAGATGATTATGCGTCCGACGAATATGATTCGGATTTTGGTTCGGAATTAGACACAGATGATGAAATTTATTCAGATGAAGACAGTGATGACGACGAAGATGAAGGAAGTCTCAAGGATTTTGTTGTAGATGACGATGAAGATGAAAGTGAGGAAGAAGACGCTTAAAAAAAACAAATGATATATTAAAAATGGAGACTGATATAGGAAATCCAATTGAATACGATCCAACAACTGATCCATTGTTCAAGAATGAGGATAAGAATGAAGATAGCACACCCATACGTGAAGATCATTTGCCTCAAGATCAACAATACTATTTTCATCCTTCCGAAATGATGTATCCACCGCAACAAGTCTATCCAGAAAAAAATGACATATTTTCAAACATAGATAAGACAACATGGATTGTCGCATTCGCTGTCTTCTTACTCGGCTTTTTCATGGGGAAAACCATGCAACCAGTCATACTCCGCTACGCCTGAGTATGGCACAAAAGATCCAATATCACCGTAAATAGGCACTATTTTACCCGTAATATCACGATCCATAACCTGGCTTGGATACACTGGAACAATAAAAGCATCCCGTGTATCTTCGATAAATCCCTTTGTTGTAGAAGGTGGTTCTTGCACCCGCTCCTGCTCCGTTTTGTTTTTTAAAACCACGCGAATTCTCGGTTCAAAAAACAAAATAAAGAATGCACTAGTCAAGATGACGGCGACGATTATATTTAACATCTTGTTTTAAAATTAAAAAATATTATATTTTTGATCTAAGCGGAAGAAACTTCTGGTTCTCCTTCTTCCTTGGTTTCTTCAACCTTGGCTTCAGTTGAAGCCTCAGCCTCAGCCTTGGCTGCCTCAGCTTCACGCTTCTTGCGTCGCTCCTCAACTTCAGCGGCGACAATGGCATCAGCTTCCTTAACAAGCTCTTCCATTGGAGCATCTGGCTTTTCCTTCTTGAGACGTTCAATGACTTCGGCTGGGTGACTGATTGGTGGTTCATCTGGTTTGGTGTAAAACATGGAGTTTTCATCACCCGGCTTAACGTAAGACTTGGCTTCCATCATGTCACGCTTGCGTTCGTTGAACATGCGAGTGGCTTCAGCTTGGTTTTCCCTGTAACCAGTCATAATTTCTTCAAGCTTTTCATTTTGGTAATGGACATCTTCAATCTTCAATGGATCTGGTGGGATCAAGAGCCACTTGTACATATCCACAACATAGATGTCAAAGGTGTTATCCTCCTTTTGAAGACGCTTCGCGTGAGAAGCGGCTTCTTCACGAGTGGAAAAAGCACCCCGGATCTTAATACCAAACTTATCGTTCTTTTGTGGAGCTTCCGGTCCAACAACGGAAAGGCATGCGTAAAGCTGACCTGGAACTGTGGTGTAATCTTGTTCAAGAGACATATTATGTACTATATACATCAGAAAACTTTAAGCCAGCTTAAAAAAGTGAATTGATAGATAACATATGCACCAATTTTGGGATAAACAACCTGTACCGCACAATGGAGAAGTTGGTGAAATTGAAATAGATAAGAGTCTCAAAGATGAAGCTTTTAAACTCCCCGATGGATTTTCGTGGAGCGAACCTTCAATTGAAGAAGCTCACGAACTATTGAAAGAACATTACGTCTGTGACCAAACTTTTAAACTTTCATATTCTATAGAAACTCTCAAATGGGCAGCTGAAATACCGGGTTACAAAAACATAGGGATCTTTAAAAATGAAAACAAAGAATTAATTGGTTACGTTTCAAGTGTACCCATAACTGTTAGGGTTATTGATACCCCACTCAAGATGGTACAAATAAACTTTCTATGTGTTCATCCGTCGTATAGATCTGAAGGATTTGCACCACTTCTTATCAGTGAAATTAAGAGACTGGCTAATAATAAGGGAATTAGACAAGCTGTATACACGGCGGTCACTAAAATTCCAAAACCGATTACAAAGACTCACTATTGGCATCGTTTCCTCGATGTAAAAAGACTTGTAAAAACTGGATTTTATCAAACAAATCGCTTACGTGAAAAATACTTTGAAGTTCGGGGTCGTTCCATGTTCAGAAAAATAACACCCAAAGATGTACCAAAGGTTACAAAAATTCTAAAGAAATACTTTGAAAAGTTTAAGATCGCTCCGGTTATTAATGAACAATGGGTTCGATACTGGTTACTGCCAATTCATTCATATGTAAATGACGAGACAGACGATTTCATATCATTCTATGAAATACCATATGATCGTGTAGATGGAACAGATACGGTAAAGCAAGTATATGGACTGTATATGGTTGGGAATGTTTATAATGATGCCTTCATATTGGCTCGAAATCAAGGATATGACGTATTTAACACACTTGATGTTGGTACTGATTCCGAAGATCTTGAAAAACTGAAGTTCATGAAAGGTACTGGCCATGTTTATTATTATTTGTTTAATTGGGGCCTAAGTGAAGAACTCGAGTTAAAAGATATACAAATTAAATTACCATGAATCCACAAGACCACTATATCAAAGTTGTATTTTCTCTTTTACAAAACCACTTGGAAAAGAGATCATGCCTTCAACTATGCAACACAATGGGGGATGGAAGATTGAATAGTATTCACGATGAAGACACAATTGCTGACTACATTTTGGAATTCTTTGGGGCGGTGATTAAACGTGGCAAATCAAGAGAACTAGGAGATCTTTGGTTGGATATGTCTCCATACAATTTATCAGATTTGCCTATAAATATTAAATGCCTGAATGAAAAGCCGGGACAAAGAAACAATTTATTTGGACTTCCAAAATTTTTTGCATATACTTTTGACGATCAAACTTGTTCAAGTAAAGTTGGAGTCGCAAAAACTGTGAAGACTGCCCCACAAGATAAACTTCTTAACAAATATGGTCTTGTCATTGTGAGTAAAGATTCGTCAAAATGTTGGGTAGGAAGTCTTGACGAAGTTCCAGATTCGGATATTAGCGCAAATCCATCAAACGACTTCCAACTTGCATGGCCTTCTTCAAGAGTTAGCCGAACAAATGAAGAGTATCGTGAAATGCTAACATCCAAATTACACGAACTTTACAAGAAGATGGCCGAACCGCTTAAAGTTTTTGAGTCCCTCTAGTACATGAACAAGGGCCTTGGTCAATACTTTACAATAAATGACAACCTTCAGCAGCATGTATTTGACTGGGTTAAAAACAGAGGTTCTACCCTTCTTGAACCATCTTTTGGGGCGGGTCATCTTTTAAAAAAATTCAAAGAGTTTGATGTTAATTATCCAATGAATTTATTTGAAATAGATACATCTATAGTTCCATGCATAGAATTGAATGATTTTCAAACTACTACATATTGTAATTTCATGACACATGACTTCCACGAAAAACACAAAACAATAATTGGAAATCCTCCCTATGTGAAAGATGGTGGAACAAACTTATACATTCAATTTATTGAAAAATGCTTCCACTTATTGGATGAAGGTGGGGAACTCATTTTTATAGTACCTTCCGATTTCATAAAATTGACAAGTGCATCTTCGATTATTCAAAAAATGAATGAAGCTGGATCATTTACCAATTTTTTATTTCCACATAATGAAAATTTGTTTGATAATGCATCAATTGATGTCGTTGTTTTTAGGTATGAAAAGGGTGTGTCAAATAAATCTACTTCTATCAATGGCGAAACTAAGTTTTGTAATGTGACAAATGGAGTGATCACATTTAGTGACATCGAAGTGAGTGGTGACATAGTTTCAAATGTGTTTGATGTATATGTTGGTTTGGTTTCTGGAAAGGATGAAATATATAAAACCTCATTTGGAAATGTAGATATTCTTACAGATAAGGATGTGACAGAAAAGTTTATTTTTGTGGATGAATTTCCAACGTCAAATACACAAATAAATAATCATCTTTTGTCAAACAAAAAACAACTTCTTGAACGTAGAATAAAGAAGTTTAATGAAAAAAATTGGTTTGAGTGGGGTGCTCCGAGAAACATCAAAACCATACAAAAGAACTTTGGTCGTCCATGTGTATATATCAGAAATGTGACTAGACAGAAAGAAGTGGCATTTAAGGGTCAAGTTACACATTTTGGTGGTAAGTTATTATGTTTAATTCCAAAAGATGATATAAATTTAGATACAATTATAGAGTACCTTAATAGCGATGAATTCAAAAATAATTACATGTATGCTGGTAGATTCAAAATAGGACACAGACAATTGTCTCTCGCCCTCCTAAGTATTTAAAAAGGTCATGCTTTTTTAAGATATACAATGGAGGAGATTCGCAGAAATCACAACGACGCAAAGCGAACTCTAATCCAATATGCTACAAAAGAAGGATTCAGTATTTTGGATGTGGGTTGTGGCTTCGGGGGTGATCTGCAGAAGTGGCATAAATGTGGTGCAAATATAAATATGTGTGACCCAGAACCAAGTGCTCTCGTGGAAGCGAGGAGTCGTGCAAAAAATATGCATATGCGTGTAAATTTCTATGAAGGTGACATACACAATTGTCCAAATAGAAAGTTTGATATTGTGTGCTACAACTTTTCACTCCATTACATTTTTGAATCAAGGGACAAATTTTTTAGTTCAATTAGAGAGATCAAAAAGAGATTGAAACCGGGTGGAAAACTCATAGGTATCATACCAGATTCAGAAAAGATCATATTTAATACACCCCTTAAAGATGAGATGGGTAATTTCTTCCTCATGAAGGAACACGGTAATGGAGGGTTTGGTGAAAAGTTATTTGTCAATCTAGTAGATACACCATTTTATGCAGATGGTCCAAAGTCAGAACCCATAGCATACAAAGACCATCTTGTCACACATCTAGAAGAAATTGGATTTAAATTAGAACTTTGGGAGGGACTTGTGGGTAATCCCATCTCAGAGTTGTATAGCAAATTTATCTTTGTATATAAGAGATGATAGCATTCATTATATTACTGCTCGTCAACTTGTGGATTCTTCTTCAGACCAAAGAACCCCAGGAACTTTTGGAAGTCAAGGAAAAGTATCGGATTCTCAGAGATCACATCATAGATACAGACTACGAAAAGTTTCACATGTTGAAGAAGTGTGTTCCAATTACAGGTTTCAAAAGAATGAATGGATCAGTGGGATACAACACCAATAAGGGAGAAGAAATCGCCTTGTGTCTTGATGGTGAAGTCAATCATATTTTTCATGTTCTCATTCACGAACTAGCACATTGTACAGTTGATGAGTATTCACACTCCGAAGAATTCTGGAGAAATTACCTTGAACTTCGTGACATATGTGTAAATTTGGGTATATATGAAAAGATCCCCGAAAGAACCAGGTTCTGTGGTCAGCATGTTCAGGATAAATAATATTCTTCCCTCATATTAAATGAAAACACCATTGAGTATCTT